GAGGAGGCTCATTGTCAAGGACAATCGGAATAGCATACGGAAAGAAGTTCTGCACCTTATAAAATTTGTCAAAAAACTGTTGCCATTCCATACAATCAATTTTGTTTTTTTAAGATTTATATAAGTCGAGAAAAAAAGTCAAAAAACTATGTGTATATTTTGACCAAAATTGACCAAAGTGATATAATTGTTTTTGTAAAGATCAAAGAAATAAGTGATCTTACCTTTAATTAGGAGGGTATACCTGTATGAATATTGAGAAAATGACTACGACGCTTCAAGAAGCGATTGCTGAAGCTCAACAGATTGCGGTCACTCGAAAACACCAAGATATCGACATTGCCCATATATGGAAAATCTTTTTACAACCTAATCATTTTGGTCGAAATTTCTATACGGATGCCGGATTGGATGTCGAATCTTTTGAACATGAAATTGATCGTCTACTGGATGAGTATCCAGTTGTTTCTGGTGGAAACGTCCAATATGGACAAAACCTCAGCCAGAATTTCTTTCGATTATTGAATGAAGCAGACCAAATACGTGAAAGCTTCGGCGACGAGTTTCTTTCAACGGAAGTCGTTATTTTAGCGTTGATGAAATTAAAAAATTATCCGTTAACTGTTTATTTGAATAAAAACGGATTATCTGAAAAAGAATTGCGTAAAAACATCGAAGAGATGAGAGGAGGAGAAAGAGTGACCTCACAAAACCAAGAAGAACAATACAAAGCATTAGAAAAATACGGCGTTGATTTAGTACAGCAAGTCAAAAGCGGAAAAATGGATCCAATCATCGGTCGTGATGAAGAAATCCGTGATGTCATCCGTATTCTTTCACGAAAAACAAAAAATAATCCTGTTCTGATAGGAGAACCCGGTGTAGGGAAAACGGCAATCGTTGAAGGGCTTGCTCAACGTATCGTACGCAAAGATGTGCCTGAAAATTTAAAAGATAAAACGATTTTTTCATTAGATATGGGTGCATTGATCGCTGGAGCAAAATTCCGTGGTGAATTTGAAGAAAGACTAAAAGCAGTCTTGAAAGAAGTCAAAAAAAGTGATGGACGTATCCTCTTGTTCATCGATGAAATCCACAATATCGTAGGGGCAGGAAAAACAGAAGGAAGTATGGATGCCGGAAATCTGTTGAAGCCAATGCTTGCTCGCGGTGAATTACATTTGATCGGTGCCACAACTTTAGATGAGTACCGTCAATATATGGAAAAAGACAAAGCGTTGGAACGTCGCTTTCAAAAGGTATTAGTCAAAGAACCAACAGTGGAAGATACGATCAGTATTCTGCGTGGATTAAAAGAACGTTTTGAGATCCACCATGGTGTTAACATCCATGACAACGCATTAGTAGCAGCAGCTACTTTATCTGACCGCTACATTACCGATCGGTTCTTACCGGACAAAGCAATCGATTTGATCGATGAAGCCAGTGCAACGATTCGGGTAGAAATGAACTCTATGCCAACGGAATTAGATCAAGTTACTAGACGTTTGATGCAGTTGGAAATCGAAGAAGCTGCACTGAAAAAAGAATCAGATGATGCAAGTAAAAAACGCTTGAAAAATTTGCAAGAAGAATTAGCTGAACTTCGTGAAGAAGCAAATGCGATGAAGATGCAGTGGGAAACAGAAAAAGAAGAAGTCAATTCTGTTTCAGCAAAACGTGCTGAAATCGATAAAGCAAAACACGAATTAGAAGATGCAGAAAATAACTATGATTTAGAACGCGCTGCTGTATTGCGTCATGGTACGATACCTCAATTAGAAAAAGAATTGAAGGAATTAGAAGCTAAAGCAAAAGACAGCGAGATTAAGATGGTTCAAGAGTCCGTTACCGAAAATGAGATTGCTCAAGTCGTTGGCAGATTAACGGGTATCCCCGTAACGAAACTTGTAGAAGGTGAACGAGAAAAACTAATTAAATTGAATGAAACACTTCATAAACGAGTGATTGGTCAAGATGAAGCAGTTGATGCGGTCAGTGACGCGGTAATTCGTTCACGGGCTGGATTGCAAGACCCAAATCGTCCTCTAGGTTCTTTCCTTTTCCTAGGACCAACTGGTGTCGGAAAAACCGAATTAGCGAAAGCGTTAGCTGAGAACTTGTTTGACTCAGAAGATCATATGGTACGGATCGATATGAGTGAATATATGGAAAAACATGCTGTGTCTCGTCTAGTCGGAGCTCCTCCAGGCTATGTAGGTTACGAAGAAGGTGGTCAATTAACGGAAGCTGTCAGACGAAATCCTTATACAATCGTCTTGTTGGATGAAATCGAAAAAGCGCATCCCGATGTCTTCAATATCTTGTTACAAGTCCTAGATGACGGACGCTTGACTGATTCAAAAGGGCGAGTAGTAGATTTCAAAAATACGGTTCTGATCATGACCAGCAATATCGGTTCACAGTTACTGCTGGAAGGCGTGACTGCTGATGGAACGATTCCAGAAGCAGTGGCTGAACAAGTCAACACGCTATTACGTGGAAACTTCAAACCAGAATTCTTGAACCGAATCGACGACACGATTTTATTTACACCATTGAGCCTAGACAACGTGAAAGGTATCGTTGACAAAATGGTGGCACAATTGGCACAACGTCTGGAACATCAAGAAATCCTGTTGACGATCAGTGATGAAGCCAAAACGTGGATCGCTGAAAATGCTTATGAACCAGCATATGGTGCAAGACCACTGAAACGATTTATCACTAAGGAAGTAGAAACACCACTAGCTAAAGAAATCGTTGCAGGGCATGTTATGCCTAAATCAAAAGTAACGATTACTTTACTTGATGGACAACTTCATTTCAAAACAGAAGAACTAGAAGAAATCGTCTAATCTTCAAATTGAGACTATGAAAGAAAAAGGGGGTGTGACACAACTAGTGTCACACCCCCTTTTTCCGAATGAATTCCAGAAGTAGCTTCTTCGAAAAATAAGTCGAAATTCCTTGAAGCTGCCCGCTTCTGTCACAACCTCTTTTATTAGGTATTTTTCACTTTTTCTAATTTATAACTTTCAAAGTAACGCTCATCTTTTTTACTTTGAGACCATGCAAACAATCCCATCAAGGCAGCACCTATCGTATTTGTCAGCAAGTCGCCCATCGTATCCATCAATGCTGCTCGTCCGACAAACAGTGTGCCATCAGAAGCAGCAAAACGTTGAAGATTCATGCCTAAGAACTGGTCGCATAAGAATTCCCAGAACTCCCAAAACACGCCGCAAAGTCCAGCAAACGCAAAGCCGAATAAGAGGAACAACCAAGGACTGGTTTTTGATATCTCAGCATCTTTCATCAAGTAACCAATCAATCCATAGCCAAGAGCTGTCAGGACCATTGGACTCACCGCATGTAAGATTTTGTCCCAAAAAGAGATGATACTGATCAAATGCATCCCTGTACCTAAAAAGACAGAGATGAATAAGAAGAACCAGTAAAACAAAACGATTGCTGCTGGAATTTTAAGTTTGAAAACTGTCAAAATGACTTGTGGCATGAAAATCAATGCAATCCCTAATAAAGATTCCACGATAAATGTGATTCCTTGAGAAGTCGAATACTTTTGGGTGATAAATTCATAAAAATTATAGCAGACAACGAATATGCCAAAAGCAAGTAAAGCTATTTGCACCTTTTTGATTTCTTTAATCACTGAAAGTCCCTCCATCTAAAAATCTTTTTACTTCTGAAAGCAACTCAGTTTCTGAAGAAACCACTTTTCCGTTCAATTTGATCAGACCTATTGTATATAAGTTCAGGTAGTGAAATTGATTCTCGGCTGTTTTTTGTAGCGCAGCGATTTTTTTCGGGTGGGTTCCGCCTTGCTGTCGAGTATCAGTATATAAGCCGATCACTGGGATGCCTTTCGCATAAGCCACACCGATTTCCGATGCTACCCCGGCATCGATCGTCAGCCCATCTAGTAAAGCAATCATTAAATCACTAGCCAACACTTTTTCTGTGTCAGCAAGAGCAATCATTCGACTGTCTGCATAAGCAGTTTTGTCATTGATTGCTTCATTTTCTTGAGGAAAATAGATCGAAAGCTCAGAAGAGAGCTCTCTGATTTCTTTAACTAACTGTTGGTTATATAACAAATCACTTTTAGCAAACATTGGTGCGGCAAAATAAATTTTCATCTAAACATCATCCTTTTTATCAAAAATAATCGCTAAAGTAAGCTTCCATGTTTGGAATGATACGCTCTAGTGACTTCAGTGTTTCTTCATCTGTTTCTAACCGTTCGATTCTTGCCAAATAAGAAGCACGGCGATAATTCATCATCAAGCAAGTCAATGTTTGGATATCCAGTCGAACGGATTTTCCTATAGGTTCATTTAAGACACGGACTTGTCCCTGTTCATCCCATGTTAAAGCGAAGACGCCATTATTCCAAGGAGCGACAGGATCTTCAATGATGAAATGAAAAGCATCAGCTGTTCCAACAAACGGAAACCGTTGAAGGAATTCTTTTACATCAACGATCCGAGCCATAAAATATGGTTCGATCTGCTCTTTGATCTGACTATCTTCAATCAAAAATGCTAAAGGCTCATTTTTATAAATATCTCCATGTACCCAGTAAATCATGGAAAAATGTGCGGAAATAAAGTTCCATAAGCCATTTCGAGCTTCTTGATCAAGATAGAACATTTCTTTTACGTGAAATATTTCTTCAGCTACCCAGTAGAATAGAACACCTCTTGGTTCATGGTTGCTATCGTAGTAGACAGCGGCTGTGCGCTCATCTTCATTTTCGAAACGCCAATACTCTTCCCAATGAAAATCACTGCGGAATAAAGCACCATGGTTTTGTTGGGCAAATTTGTCATAAACGGAAAATACGTCTGGATGATCAACTGGTAATCGCTCAACCATACCACTTACTGGGATTTGTTTAGGTAGCTGTGTATCTCTGATTTTAAAGGAAAGTTTATCAGACATGATTTCCCATCCTTTACGCCGATAGTAGGGGATACTGTAAGGATACAAATAAGAGATCCATTGCTTACTCTTGCGCATATTATCCAATGCAACGATAATTAGATCTTGCATCAATCCATGGTTAGCATATTCTGGATAAGTTCCAACTCCAGTCACACCCCCCATTTTATAACGTGCACCGTGAATATTGACTTCACAAGGATAGATAGCGATTTGAGAGATCAGTTTATTTTCGTGGAACCATCCGAACACTTTCGATACTTCCAAAATCGGTCTTTTGGAACGGATAAAAGCTCGTTTATTCTCAAACCCGCTTTCCTCGATATCTGCTTCAGTCACTTGGAACACATAGGAAAGCAATTCGTTGAATTGATCGATATGTTCTTGAGTGACCGGTTTTAATTCAAGATTTTCTCTAAAATCTTTTTGATCCATTTTTTCATCTCCATTTATTAGCTTGATAACAGTATAGCAAAATTCTACCAAAAAAACTTCTAAAGCTGACTAATTAAAAACTCTTTAAATTACTGCTTTTCGTTGGTATAATGGAAAGTGCTGATTATATGAAAAGAGGAGACGCTATGGATATAAAGAAAATGAAAGAACGCCAAGAGCAGATTCGTAATTTTTCGATCATCGCTCATATCGACCATGGGAAATCTACATTGGCCGATCGTATTTTAGAAATGACGCACACTGTGACGTCTCGCGAAATGCAAGATCAGCTGTTAGACTCGATGGATTTGGAACGTGAACGTGGAATCACGATTAAATTAAATGCTGTAGAACTCAATTACACAGCGAAAAATGGAGAAACATATATCTTTCACTTGATTGACACCCCAGGGCACGTCGACTTCACCTATGAAGTCTCTCGAAGCCTTGCTGCCTGTGAGGGTGCCGTTTTAGTGGTCGATGCAGCACAAGGAATCGAAGCCCAAACATTGGCCAATGTTTATTTAGCCTTAGACAATGATTTGGAGATCCTGCCAGTCATCAATAAAATCGACCTACCCGCAGCAGATCCCGAACGTGTCCGTCAAGAAATCGAAGACGTAATCGGAATTGATGCTAGTGAAGCTGTATTAGCTAGTGCCAAATCAGGGATTGGGATTGAAGATATTCTCGAGCAGATCGTGGAATATGTTCCTGCACCAAGTGGAGACTTAGATGCACCGCTAAAAGCTTTGATCTTTGACTCTATTTATGATAGTTACCGCGGTGTTGTTCTAAATGTCCGAATCACGGACGGTATGGTCAAACCCGGAGACAAAATCAAACTGATGAGTAATGGAAAAACATTTGATGTTACAGAGGTCGGGGTCTTCTCGCCAAAAGCAGTTGCTAGAGACTTTTTGATGGTCGGTGATGTCGGTTATATCACAGCAAGTATCAAAACTGTCCAAGATACACGAGTAGGGGATACAGTAACGTTAGCAGACAATCCTGCCGCTGAAGCTTTACCAGGTTACCGAAAAATGAATCCGATGGTTTATTGTGGTCTTTATCCAATTGATACTTCTCGTTACAACGATTTGCGGGAAGCTTTAGAAAAACTGCAATTGAATGATGCTGCTTTACAATTCGAACCAGAAACCTCTCAAGCATTAGGTTTTGGGTTCCGCTGTGGATTCCTCGGACTTCTTCATATGGATGTCGTCCAAGAACGCTTGGAACGGGAATTCAATCTAGAATTGATCACGACTGCACCATCCGTTATTTACCATGTTAATAAAACGGATGGTACGACTGCTACAGTAGATAACCCGGCAGATTTTCCTGAACCTGTAACGATCCAGGATGTAGAAGAACCATTCGTCAAAGCACAGATCATGGTCCCAAATGATTTTGTCGGTGCAGTAATGGAACTTTCTCAACGAAAACGGGGAGAATTCATTACGATGGATTATTTAGATGATTACCGAGTAAATGTCGTCTATAATATTCCGCTTTCTGAAATTGTCTTTGACTTTTTCGACAAATTGAAATCAAGCACGAAAGGCTATGCCTCATTGGATTATGAAATGTCTGGTTATCAAAAAAGCAAGTTAGTGAAGATGGACATCTTGCTGAATGGAGAAAAAGTCGATGCATTAAGCTTTATCGTTCACCGAGACTTTGCCTATGAACGTGGAAAAGCAATCGTTGAAAAACTGAAAAAACTAATCCCACGCCAACAATTTGAGGTGCCAATCCAAGCAGCTATTGGACAAAAAATCGTTGCCCGTTCAGACATCAAGGCCTTGCGTAAAAACGTCTTGGCTAAATGTTATGGTGGAGATGTTTCTCGTAAACGTAAACTCTTAGAGAAACAAAAAGAAGGGAAGAAGCGGATGAAACAAATCGGCTCCGTCGAAGTTCCACAAGAAGCCTTCATGGCCGTTCTGAAAATGGATGAGGAAGAAAGTAAGAAGTAGCAAGGTTTGTTTGAAAACTGAGTAAAAAATAACCCATGTTTACATGGATTTGCCACCGGTTTGCCACCGGTGGTTTTTTTCGGTGGCAAAACTTACGAATTCTTTCTCAGATTCTCCATGATATCGACCGTTTCATTTCTCATCTTATCTGTCACATGCGAGTAAGTATCCATCGTAATTGAAATTCTGCTGTGGCCCAATCGTTCAGAGATTTCTTTCATTTTTGCGCCATTTTCGAGAAGAAGTGTAGCATGAGTATGTCTGAGAGAATGGAAGTTAAAAGAGAGGGAGAGTGCATTCGATATCCTTCTTGTGTTCCATTTCACCACACTTGGCGTAACTAGCTCACCGTCTTCCTTCGTACATACTGCATTTGAATCAATGTAGAGCTTTCCATACTTCATTCGATTTTCTAATTGTTGTTTCTTATGTTTTTTCAGAATTGTTAGCAAGGTTTGTCCAATAAAAATCGTTCGATTGGAACTGCTTGTCTTTGGTGTACCATATACCCATGCGCCATCATTCTTTACCATTTGTTTCTCTACAGTAATTGTTCCATTTGAAAAATCGACATTATCCCACGTCAGACCACAAACTTCGCCAACGCGCATTCCCGTATAAAATCCAATATTCAAAGGAATATAGAAAGGATGGCCTTCAGGAGTGATTTCTAGCATATGATCAAAGTCCTCAAGAGAAATGATTTTTAGATCTTTTTTAGTCGTTGGTCGTTCTTCGTATTTTGGTATCTTTACATACAGCATAGGATTTTGCTTGATTAACCCCCAAGGATAAACCGCCATATTCAGGGCATTCTTAAGGACAGAGTGAGTAATAGTCATTGTTTTCTTCGAGTAACCCTTTTTAAATTCATCATTGATGAAATTTTTCAAAAGAGCAGGGGAGAGATCCGTAAGTTTTTTCTTTCCTAAATAACCATCTATATGATTTTTGATGGTAAATCGGTAGTTTTCATAGGTATTGTATTTTAGATTTAGTTTAACGTATTCCTCCATCCAAAAATCAAGGTATTGTTTTACTCGAGTATCCGTACCTAAAAAGTATTGTCCTGTTTCGTCAATATCTGATAAAACTTTTCGTAAAGCAGCTTCGGCCTCTGGTCGGGTGTCTCCGCCAACTTTCTCCACTTTTTTTCTTGAGCCATCATCATTGATATCTTCAAAATAATAATACCAACGTTTTCCACGTTTTCTCACACCGCCACGCACAAAATCAGTCCTTTCATATTGCTATGTCATTAGTACGATAGTTAAATTTTTTCGGTACATATAGAGAGGGAATAGATGTAAAATCCGTATTTTTAATAGAAGTATACGAACTTATGTTCTTTTGTATTTAAAAAGAAAAGCCCGAAGGCCAATCTTTATTGTAAATTTAAATTAATATCATATGTGTGATACGAGTTTTCATCATCATAATTATCAGTTTCATAGCTAGAATCAATCTTCAATCGAAGGGATTTGATTGAAGATGCATCAGGAAGTTTTGATAAAGGATAGATGCCCCAACCATCTTTTTTTGTTCCTTTCATGAAGTCACCATCCCATGAATCATAATTAAAGACCCCACCATCAGCAACTTGCTCACCATAGTCAGTTACAATTGTGGCTTGATTAGGGTATATAGATACATCTTGTTGTGTATTATCTATGTTGTAATGCACGGCTACAAAACCATTATATTGATTATCAGAATAGTCTTTGATATCAGTAGTTTTCACAACTGAGACACGATCGATGTTTAGGTTAACACCCGCCCAAGAATTATCATTAAAATTGGTTGAATAATCTTGTTTACCTTGTACTTCTATGGATTCTCCATCAGGTACATTATCAGCTATTTTTCCGAAATCTGAATCATTTGATAGAAGATTAGTCTTTTTTTCCACAGAGCTACTGAATTCAAGAGAAACCATTGTAGAGCTCGCAGTGGTTGTTTCTTTAGGCGTATCAGAATTTGAATTACTATTTCCACATGCTCCTAGTACAATACTAGAGAACAGAATTAATCCTAACCCAACTATTTTTTTCATTTCTTCCTCCATAACAATAAAAATATATTTACTCCCACTTAAAGGCAGGTAGTGATAGTCGCCAATTAAATTAAAAATCTATACGAATTTTTAGGAAGTCCATACAAATTTGTTAAATCTTCAATTTTTCTAGGGTATTGATCATTATCTTCTTTATAAAGAGAAATAATAAGATTGGCGGCAAAGCAATTCGCTTCGCTTTCTGATTTGCTTCTGGAGGATCGAGTAGAGACATAATAACTAGATAAACCTTGATGAAAAATTGCGTGACCTAGTTCGTGAGCACAAATATAGAACCGTTCTTCAGAATACTTTAGTTCGTGATTTAGAAGAATAACCGAACGCCCTAACAGTTCTTGAAATTGTCCCTTTGGATTATTCAAAAAAGGAACATACCTAATCTGAATATCCATTTTTTCGCAAATAGTAAAGGGATTAGCTGAATTATATTTTTGCTTCAGTTTGCCAACTAGACTAATTACGTCCATCTCCATAGAAAATCACTTCTCTTTACTTTTGTCTTCTTTTCTAAATTCCCAAAATAGACCTGTCAAAACATCTTTTACCCGTTGTTTCTCTTCATCTGTTAATGTTTCACCACCATAAGCCATGTTAACGTTGGAATCGAGCATTTTATCTAATTCAATTATATCTTCTTTAGTCGCCCATTCTGGAGTTTTATGATTACTTAATAGATAGTCAGTACTAACGTTAAATAGATGAGCTAATTTAGTTAGTGCTTCTGAATTAGGTTCTGCACGACCTACTTCCCAACTTCCTATAGTTTGTTGGGACACGCTCATTTTTTTTGCTAGTTCTGCTTGGGTCCAGCCATGTTGCTTTCTTAACTCTTTAATTCGATCTTTTAACACAGCAAGTCCTCCTTTTAATAAAATTATATACTACAAAGCGTAGTCGGTACAACGAAATTTAGTTAATACAAAAAAAAGTAGTAATAGTGGTTGACTTACTAAATTTTGTAGTATATTATAACTACATAAGGTAGTAAAAGAGAGGTGGAAATGTATGGAAAACAAAATGGGACAAATAAGATCTAGAAAAGGGATCTCTCAATCTCAACTAGCGTCTTTATTAAAAGTATCCCAAAAAACAATCAGTTCTTGGGAGGTAGGACGTACCTTGCCTAAGCCTTCCCAGATGCAACATCTAGAAGATATTTTTCATGTTCCTAAAGAAAAAATTTTTTTTATGGCTTTTAACTACAAAAATGAGTTAAAAACAAGGGGGACTTACAAATGACACGACAAGAAAAAATAAAAAATCTGCTAAAACTCTCAATACAACCTAAAGTTGAAAACCCAACAATTTCACCAAATTATGAAATTAAATTAAATGATTGGACATTAGGACGTGGAGTAACAAATATTGAACTATTTATGCCAGCATCAGGCAAGCCAAAACTAAAAATCGAATGTTTTATAGATGAAGTTGATATAAAAGATGTTTTGGTAGGACCAGAAATTCTCCCTTTGAGTAAATACTTCAAAAATTCAAAAGGAGAATAACTAAAAAATATTTATTAATTACAATTGGAACAAGCTCACTATAATAAATTTCTGTTTCTAAAATATTGTCGGGATATTTTAAAGGAGGTTTCTAAATGAAATTTTTAATAATAGCAATATGGATATTTGGAATACTTTGTATTCAGTCAATGCGTAAATTAGCACCTAGGAATAGTTGGTACCCTTTCTACGCATTGCTAGTTTTATTAATAATTACTAGTTATCTATTATCCGTCTAATATCGTACAAAAGTGTTTCTTTCATGTACAAGCTAGTCTTGCTGATGTCGCCACTAACGACTAATTCATAGAATTCCGTAAAATGATCGTAAGCTTTTTCTGGAACATAAGGTAAACATTTATAAAAGGAAGATTTTAATGCCATTTCAGATTTAGTACTAAGTGTATTGCCCATATATTCCCCGTAATATTTGAGAAAGTCTTCGAATAGAGTTCGAACATGGCTGGAGTATTGTTCATATTTTTTCTGCTGAACTTCTAACTTTTTTACTTTCAGTAAATACCGATTGTTAAGTAGTGTAGTTAAAATCGGTGAAATAAGGGCCACTAAAGCAACAATTACGGAAATTGTAATTGATAGATTAAATTTCATAATTATCACCTCGCTTTCGAGATGATTATACCAAATAAAAATAACGAGGAGGAATCCTTTTATGACACGCCAAGAAAAAATAAACATCGTACTTGATGTTAGACCTAGACTAGTCCACATCATCAAATGTGCGAATGACGATCAACTCGATCGTCTAGTTGAAGAAGTCCAAAAAGAGCTTGAACGTGAATTAGACGAAGCAGCTTTCGTTTGATTCTTTAAATTAATAGTATAAAAAAATTGCTCGTATTGATATACGGGCGAATAAGAATATGAGGTGTTTAAACTGTTAAAAAAATCAAGTGTTATTCGAGAATCGTTAGTCGAAGTAATTAATAAGAGTGGTGAGACCAAAAAGGAAATAGCAAGACAAATCAACGTCTCTCAACAGTCATTAAGCGATTGGACAACATTGCTTAATACGAAGCCCGTGACGTTGGAAAATGCTCAGGCGTTAACGGATCATTTTAGAGATTCAGATTTCACTCTTCAAGTGATTCATGAGTTCTTTGGTTTATTTAAATCAATAGATGGTGATGTTTATAGGAGAGATCCTTCATCATTAGACAAGTTGCAAATGATTGAATCAGATGAGCGGAAACAGAAGAAGCAAGAAGTAGAGAAAATTCTTCTTAAACAAGTAAATTACTTAACTGTTGATGATCGTCAACAAATCATTGCATATGCTTATGAATTTTTAGATGAAATCATGGTGGAAGTAACACTAATAAGTGCATTATGCGAAATACTTGGAATCGATATTCGCAAGCTTAGTGAGGAACGGCTGTCGTACTGGGTAGCACAAGGATATATGAAAGGATGATGGAAATGGAAACATTGGAAAATATTTTTCCAAAAAAAGTTGTCTTGAAGCGCAACAATAAAAGAAACATTGAAAAATTAACATACTCAGTTACTGAAGCGGCATTAGCTATAACAACAAATCCTCAAAATGTTAAAGATTTGATTGAGATGGGATACATCGGTTTTTTGAAACTCGGTGAAATTAGAATTCCTAAAACTGAAGTCGCTCGATTTTTAGAGAATCATATGAATGAAGATCTTGCTAGCGAAATTGCTAAATATAGAGAGGAGAGAAAGAAATGAAAACTGTATTTAAAATGACTGTCAAGAGCGCTTTGCTTATGAGTCTAGTAGCAATCGTACTGGCAAGTATTAATCCAGCATATGCACTTATTTATTGGGGAACCTTAGTAGCAGTTACTGCTGTAAGAGAAAGTTTCAAAATGCCAACACAAAAAAGACCGACCAGCGACGGCAATCGCTAATCGGCAACATAACAAAATAACTTAACTGTATTTTAGCACGAAAGGAAGGCTAAAACAATGAATGATTTTGGACAAGCGCTTGATCAATATTTAACGACTCCTGAATGGGGCACGGCACATCAAGAGGTGGAAGACGATGAGTAAATCTACCTTAGAAAGGAGCCATCAAGAATGGCTCGAAGACCGTAAGAAAGGTATCGGAGGTTCTGATGTCGGAACGATTTTAGGATTGAATAAGTGGAAATCACCTTATCAACTCTGGCTAGAAAAAACAGGACAAGTCGTAATTGAAGAATCAGAAAATGAACCAGCTTATTGGGGCAATGTCTTAGAAGAAGTTGTTGCCAAAGAATTTCAAGAACGAACAGGCAAAAAAGTACGCAGAAGAAACCAAGTGTTTGAACATCCGTTACATCCATTTTTAAGAGCAAATATTGATCGTGACGTAGTAGGGGAAAACGCCATTCTTGAATGCAAAACAGCTAACCAATTTCTTGGTAAAGAGTGGGAAGGAGAAGAAGTCCCGCTTAGCTATCTCTGTCAGGTTCAACATTATATGAATGTTTTGAACAAAGATTATTGTTATATCGCTGTGTTGATTGGCGGACAAAGATTCATTTGGAAGCGAATTGCGAGAGATCAAGAATTAATCGATACAATTACAGAACGCTTGGTTGAATTTTGGGAAACAAATGTAGTTGAAGGTATCGAGCCTGTAATTGACGGAAGTGAAGCGACTGCTGACTTCTTAAAAGAAAAATATGCAGATGTAGAAGAAAATCAAACAGCTCTACCATCGCGTTTTGATGAACTTATCGAGCAAAAAAGAGAACTCAAGCGGACGAAAAAAGAAATTGAGTCAGCTATCCGTCAAGTAGACAACGAGATTATCAGCGAGCTAGGAAAACGTGCGGCAAGTATTGGTATTACACAAAGGAACATCATCAGCTGGAAACTTGTTAGTACTAAACGTATGAACACGAAGAAACTAGCAGAGAAATATCCAGATATCGCAAGTGATGAAGAGATCTATAGCATTACTGAATCTAGAAGATTGACAGAAAAGGAGATTAAATGATGGAAAGATGTCCCCGCTGTGGAAGCGAAGTTAGAGAAACATCTTGGAGTTATTGTACGATTTGTGGATTACCACTGAAGGAGGAGAAGAACAATGGCAACAAATGAATCGTTAAAAAAACAACTGACTGAACAAAATACTCAAGTGGTTGACCCATCAAAGTTAGGTTTTAAAGCTTTGATGAGTACGCCAGCAATGAAGAAAAAATTTACTGATATTCTACATGAAAAATCGGATTCTTTTATGGGATCGCTCATGACTTTAGTTGGTGGCGATAACTATCTATCTAAAGCTGAACCAATGACCATTATTGCTTCCGCACTAAAAGCAGCAACTATGGATCTACCCATCGACAAAAATTTAGGATATGCCTATGTTGTTCCATTCAATAGAAAAGAAAAAGTTGGAAAAGAATGGATTACACATAATGAAGCACAATTTATCTTGGGGTATAAGGGCTATATTCAGCTAGCACAACGATCTGGTCAATACAAAGCGCTAAATGCTTTAGAAATATACGAAGGTCAGTTGATTGACTGGAATCCTCTCACAGAAGAATTTCAATTCGATTATAAAGCCAAACAATCTGATACAGTCATCGGTTATGTAGGTTTCTTCGAATTATTAAATGGATTTAAAAAAACAGTTTATTGGACCAAACAAGAAATTGAAAGCCATCGGATCAAGAACGCCAAAGGCTTTGACAAAGATAAATTAACAGGTGCTTGGAAAGATAATTACGATGCAATGGCTATTAAGACAGTATTACGTAACCTTCTTTCAAAATGGGGAATTTTGTCAGTAGAGATGCAAACGGCAGTTACTTCAGATGAGAAAGTTTTCCGATTAGATGAAAACGAAAATTTGATTGAAGAAACGACTTTGTCAGAAGTTGAACCAGAACTAAAAGAGGCAGAACCTGTTGCAGAAGATGTACAAACTGGATTATTCGATGCATCAAATCCACCATTAAACAAATAGCGAGGGAGTTATCTCCCTCTTAACATCAAAACGAAAGGAGGAACACAATTGGATTACATCGGACAGCTTAATGCTTTTGACAATTGGCTTGAATATAACGAGCTTGGCGCTGGTCCCCAACTGCTTTGGTATAAGCTAATGGCTATAGCAAACAAAAGTGGATGGCAGAGCGAATTATCGATTGCCAATACAAGGCTACAAGCAATGACTAAAACGTCTGAAAAAACATTGATTAACAATCGTAATCAATTGATCCAAAACGGACTCCTTCAATATAAAAAGAGAGGTCGTACAAAAGCTGGAGTTTATATTCTTTCTGATCTAACTGGAAATTTTACAGTAAAAACTACAGTAGATAATACGGTAGAAAATCCCACTACTGGAAATATTCCAGTAGATAGTAAAGTAAATCCGAAAGTAAATAGGGAAGTAAATCCTTCAGTAGATTCTACAGTAAATCCTTCAGCTTATATAAACAATACAAAACAAAACAAGACAAATAAAGAAGATGATGATATAGGCGTGTATGAGTTCATCCAAAAAAACTGGGGGAAAGCACCTACTGGACTTTTGCAAGGAGCATTAGGACCGATGATCAAAAAATGGGGATCAGACATCATCCTGTTTGCGTTTAGACTAGCATTTGAGAATAGCGTTGAAATGCCCGGTCTAAAAAAATACGTTGAGGCAATATTGGAATCGTGGAATAAGCAAAATATCAAAACATTGGACGATGCTCTGAAAGCTCAAGAAGACTATAAGAACCGTAAGAAGAAACAGTCTTATACTCCGAAATATCAAAAAAACGTCCGTCGTGAAAAACTCCCTGATTGGGTAAACAAACCTCAAGAAGAACAAAAAATCGATCCTGAGAAAAAAGCAGAATTAGAAGCTCGCTTTGCTGCTTATCAGGCTAAGAAGGAGGCGCTTCTTGAGAATGAATAAATACCGTAATAAAAAGACTGTTCATCGAGGTATCAAGTTTGATTCTATCGCAGAAGCAGAGTATTACGATCTAGCCTTGTGGCAAGCGGAAGCGAACGGCTGGAAAGTAAAACTTCAGGAAAAATTTGAGCTGATGCCGAAATTTGAACTTGAAGGAAAGAAGTATCGCAAGATCGAGTATATTCCTGACTTCACATTTTACAAAAGCGGCAAGCTGGTCAAAGTCGTAGATGTTAAAGGGATGCAGACAAAAGATTTCAAAATCAAAGCGAAACTCTTCTGCAGTCAATATCGAGTACCGCTGATCTTAGCGAAGAAATATCGGAATACGTTCAAGGAAGAACGGTTTTAACGAGGTGATCCATCATGACAACAGAAGAAGTGATTCAAATGCGAATTCGAAGCATTCAACGTGAAATTGACGATCTGGAGCGGACAAAGGCAGTGATGGTCAATGAAACGGCGAGAAAGGCAATCGATTTGCACATAGAGAATTTAAGAAGGGAAATTCGTAGATTGGAGGAATGAGCGTGGATAAGAAGGCTGCAATGAAACGAATTGCTGAATTAACCAAGTCAGAATCTTGGCAAGAAGACAAAGAAATAGTTGCAGAAGTCCAAAAGCTCGGTAAATCAATGTGGACTGAAAAGCCTAAACGGAAAACGCCGAGAAAAATCGCAATCTGGCATGGTGATCGAATTCTAGTAACAGGTACCGCTGAACAGTTATCTGAAATTACTGGATTAAGCAAAAACATTATCTGGGATAGAGCTAGGAGCTTATGGATTGATTCAAAAGGACGACAATTTAGGTATGCGGAGGAGAAAAAATGCTAGACATGAGAATCGAAGATTATCGAATTACCAGTAATTCTAGAAACATTGTCTTATCGAAGGTAAGACGAGACGAAGAAGGAAACATCCGCTACACAGAAACAAAAGAAGAATCACGAGCAGATATCGGATACTTTCAATCAGGGTGTTGCTGATGCGAGTGGCGCTATTCGAAAGTTTGGAATTTCGATATTAAGTGATGATCGTAAATGGGAGGAAAAAGAATGAAACTAAAAGACGGATTTTACGCTAGTAGTCATGGTATCGGCGGTTTAATGCTAGATATGCCGACTAAGAACCCTAAAACACGCAAGAAACCAAAAGTCAAAGTCGGTGACATGGTTCGCTGCGAAGCAGAAGAGTTCATCTATCCGTTTCGTGGATATGTAGAGCATCTCTATAATCACTCAGCAATCATTCGCATTGAAAACACGATGGAATGTGACAAGCGGTTAGCGAAAAGCAAAGAGAATTTAGCAGTGGTGAGATTGGTGGATATGGAGATTATAAAAACAGAATTATAAGTTATATAAGGAGAAATCAATATGAATGACAAATTTATCAATAAAAATGACTTAGACTCATTGTTAGTTGGATATGTGCCTAAACGCTATCTTACTCAAAAAGAAGCAGTTCATTACACGGGGACATCTGCAGGAACGATCAATGAGTGGGTAAAAAAAGGATTGAAAGTAATCATATTCGGTGAAAACAGCCGTCCAAAATATGACATCAAAGATATCGATGAGTTTATTGCTAAATATAAAGTATGAAGAATTATTGAAGTAGCTAATAGAGAATTCCTTATCAGCATAATATTGTTAATAAACATAAACAGCAAGCCATTATTAGCTCGCTGCTCGTGACAAATATGATTTGCCCCTGCCAAGGTAAGTCTATTATATCACAGGAGGCAGCTATGGAGTTAAAGATAATTGGATTAAGCGACATTGAAAAAATGCAAGGAGAACATTGTTTAATCATTATTTCAAACGGTCAAATGAAAAGTGTCGAGCTTCCTTCGTTTGGAACAATAGTTATAGAATCCCATTGCAATAAAGTCAAGCAAGTTAAAGAAGAAGTGAAACAATTATTTTAAATATCGTCCTACCAGAAAACTGGCGGACACAAGTTGACAAGAACTTTCTTGTTGATTTGTGTCCGCTTTTTTGTTTGCGAAATTATTGAGGAGGCTATCTATATGAATGATTTAATTCAGGAATACAAGAATGACTTGAAAATGTTGAAAAAGCAACATCAAAAAATCTTAAATAAACGATATCGCACACCTGTCAAAGAACATGGGAGAGTGATACATAAATTAATTGATGATCGTTCTCCTCAAGATATAGCAGATCAAAAAGTAATAGCAGAAGCTATCTCTACTACAGAGTACGCTTTATTCTGGTTAGAAACAGGCAGAGAGAAGCCTTTCGATGATGAGCAAGCCAAGAAGATACCAAAGCATAGAAGAGCCGTTAAACTGGCAGATATAGACGTTATGAGCTATCAAGTTTATTTACAGGAAGTAGAAAAGCCAGCAGAAGAGACGATTTCTCCGAAGAAAAAAGAGATGTTGCTCCAAGTGACGGAGATAGAATCTTTGCTTTCTAATAAAGAACTGACATTATTTCATTTAATTAATAAAGATTTATGTACTTATGGAGAAGCAGCAGAACAAATGAATCTAGCTGTGGGTACTGTTAAATCTATGTCACAGCGAATTAAAAATAAGATCGACAATTATTTTGAATATGGTCATCAAATCAATCTATTTGAAATTTGCTAAAACTTGTAAACCATTCCCACCTATAAGTGAAGACAATTAATAGATTAGACACTCACAAGTTTATTCATTCTTTTATTCTGAATAATTGTTCTTCAAAAATAAAACGCAAGGGAGGAAATCTCCCTCATCGTTTTAATTAAGCTTCGATAGACAGCTATCAGATATGAAAAAAGTTTTCATTTCGCTCTATTTCTAAATTCTTTGTATACTGTTGTTTGTTATACATAATTAAAAATTCTAAAAAAATCATTTTTAGAATTTTTTTGTTTTACTATGTATACTTTATGTTTTATTCTATACGATAAAGTCCATATAATTGTGTAAAAGATAAAAGGCCATGTAACAGCCCTTTTACGGTACAATGTTTTTAACCACA